TATATAAAATGGGTAAGATATTAATATATAAATTGGTTGATATATTTTTTGAGTTAATCAGGACTCAGTTATATGAATATCGTTCTGCAGTGAAAGATGACAAATAATACAGCAAAGAAAAGAATACCATTCATTTATATATAGCGATACATAAAATTACGGAAAGAGACAATAGACAATACTCAATCCTTAATCCTTAAAAATTTACTATAATAGTCTTTCATTTTATGGGCTTGTGTTTCTGTCTTTTTTAACAATTCATAAGACAAATGTAGAGAAGTTTTATACTCTACCTGTTCTTTTTCTTGTAACATTTTTTCAGCCACTTTTTTGGAGACAGGTTCTGCCAGTTTGGCACGATGACGTTGGTATTCTTCTACCGTGTTAAAATGAGGTGTTTCTTGATATACTTTCTCTGCATCTATGGGTAATATAGACTGAACATAAGCATTTTTTATATCCTTGTCATCCACTTCTTGTAACGTTTTTAATTCTTTGTCTACGACGATTAAAGCCATTGCTTTTTTGCGAGAACCTTCTAAATCGGCCTTGTCGTACAAGCCTTCTTCCGTTTTTAGCCAGTCGCCATATCCTTCCTTATCTTGAATATACACATTGTCAAAGACCTCATTAAAGAGCGTGTTAAACGCTTGTTCCTTCAATCCTTTCTTTTGACAATAGTCATAAAATCCAGATTGGGTTAGTTCTTCCGTTTGATACGTCTTGGAAACGACCTCTTTCTTGTGCCGATTGATAAATTCATAAACCTGTTCTAATTTGTGATAAGCTTCTTTAAAATATTCATAGTATTTTGTCGTATCTTTATGAATGTTTTTATCCGGATGAAGCATGAGCACTTTTTTCTTTGCCTGTTTCAATTCATCTGGAGTAAGTTCTTCTATTTCAAAAAGACCAAACAAATCATCCAAGGTACATTCTTCAATTCTCTTTAAAGGCATTATCTTTTAAAGAGAAATTAACAAACCAAACTTGCCTTATAAAAGTCTTCTAGACTGCGTGAATCCGCTCCAGTCATACATCTATAAGGTACATAAAAGGTATCGGGATTAAATTGAGACTTTTTAAAAGTCAAGAATGTAGGCACTCCATTGGCCATCTTCATTTTCTTAAAAAAAGCATACAAATCTAGTGCATCGTCTACATCAATTTCTAGGTATTTAAAATTATGGTTGGAATACAGTTCATTCAACCTTGATACAAAGGGGGCAATTTTCTTACAAGGACCACACCATGATGCAGTTAGCTTAATGATAGTTGTTTCATGCTCTGTATTCGCAAGATAAGTTCTAAGGTCATCTCGTGTCTGAATTTCACACATAGTCTATGATAAAGAGTCTGTTTAAATAGATTTGCACATGTTATATAAAAGTCTGTTCTGTACGTACTGAATGAGATACATCACGGAAAGCAACAATCCGCTCATGACGGCTACCTTGTTCAACTTCTTATCCGTAAAGAGAAGAAGAATACCAACCACCGTCATTACCACGAAGAAAAGTGCAACCGCCGAAATGATTAAAAATAGATTGCAGTATTTTTTACCTAAAGGACCAAACAAAGAATTCATTTATACATAGAGACAAGAAAAGATTTTTTATAAAATTGATGGCTCTTTATTTCTGTCCTTAACTTTAGAAAAGATGTCTAAAATGTCTTCCGTTTATCTTTATGCTGTTCACGACCCTTGGTTCCACGGCATGCCTGATGGAGATGTGGATGACCGGTCTGCATTCTGTGCTTACGAAAAATTTGCGATATCTAATCCAGATAAAAAAATAATCGTTCAAGTAGGAGACCGTTACGAAGAAACGGTTCAACACTACGGACATTTTCATCTAGAGTTTCGTAAGGAGTTCATAGAGGAAGAGGTAGCCTCGGCTGAAAAGATTTGTATCTGTGCCCCCGTCAAGAATGAGCGGGAGCGGAGCTTTCTCACGTATGTCCTCTCTCTAAAGAAGAATGGATACTGCCAAGGTTGCAAGATTGGTTGTATGAACTTTCCAAATCAGAATTACATGCCTTTGCTAGAGTCGGTGACCCATCGGTATTCCACCGTAGATACGATGTTGACGTTTCCCGTTTCCTTTCTTCAACGCCTGGACCCCCTTTACTGGGAAGAGTATCAAAAGTATGGACTACTGAAACTCTTTTCGCCCGGGGCCATTGTAAACATTCCTGGACTGTTGTACCGTCTCTATTGCCCTGGACTAGGAGGTGGTCCGGGCACCAACATGCTGACCATCCAAAAATGTTTGCAAACCCATTTTGATATCTTGGACGAAATGCCGGTGGACAAAGACCACTTTATGGAATTCAATCAAGCGTTGATAAAGAAGAAAAAATTGGTGCCTACCACTGCAATCCAAAAGATGCCGAATGTGATGGCGATTCCTGAACTGGTAGATTCTCTTACGGTGATGGTGTATTTTGCGAATCTGGTGTACCGAGTCCAGGATGGACCTTTGTACAAAGACGACACGGAACTCTACTCGCTTCAGTCTATCCCAGAAGGAACTCTCTGGATTCATGAAACGGATACCCCGCCACTTTATGACTTGGTTGCTGCCTATGCCATGTTGTATGACGTTCCGGTTCCGACCCAATCAGATATTCTCGCCTTTTATTAAAAATCAAAGGAGGTGGATGCATCCATATAAGGAATACATAAAGGACAATAACGGATTTTCTTCTTTTTTTTATAATTATACATATTTTCTTTGGCTCTCCATTGATTGTATTCATAGGGTTTATGTTTGGACCATTCTTCTAACACTTGACTATATTTTAGACAAAGACATTGTTTACCCTTTCTTGGATTGAGACAGTTGTTTGGGCAGGGTTTACATCCATAAAAAACAGGAGAGATACCTTCTTTTTTACTTCCGAAAAGTTTATCGTAACAAAGGACACAATAAGAATGGCCACATTCCCCCAAATAGATTTCATGTTGAATACTTGAACTACGACATAAATTACAATAAGCCAAACATAAATCAAAAATAAGATATTCAAACTTATTCATAGATATAATCTATATTCTATATTATACAATAGCATATTCATCATTCACTTTCTTCCAATGCGAAATGACTCGGGGACTAGGATTGCTGTTCAAAATGTCTTCACTAGAATAGACATTCCCTTTTTTATCAATGTATTGGTGAATGCCACATATTTCTTCCAATTGTATTTCAATCTTGTCTTGTACAGGCTGAGGATAATCTTGTATCTTACCATAGGGAAGTCCTTTCAAATGTGTGCCACAAAATCGTTCATTTGCTTTGTTTTTGCGAGTACACTGTTCTCCATTCAAACGCAGGGCACAACACCGTTCATAGGTAGGAATAATGGTCTTGATACGCATGCGACGTTTGAAATCGTCTTTGGTGAGTTCCAATGTAGGAAAATCGGAAATGTTTCGCAACAAGTCATTCATCCGATTCTTCCCGCTTGAATCTACCAAAGTAACCTGGTTCTGTTCCATCCATTCCGTAATATTGGTCTTTAGCTCAGTCATATGGGACGAAATCTTTTGATTCAAATTTCGTTCCATGTTACTTCTATTCAATGAATAGAAAGGACATCAATTTTAAGGAGCCGTAGGCTTTACATTAAAGTTTGTTTTCTTCACAGGTAGCAAACAACCAAATAAAACAATCATGGTAATCCAGCACATATAGACAGAAAGAATCATAGGGTCCACTCCAAAAAATAGACCAGTTGCATATAGTATTTTAGAAATAAACAAAAAAAAGAAAATCATGAGAGTAATTCTTATAAATTGATTACTTAACATCTCCGATACCTTCATCTTGTATGAAACAGTTATTTTTTTTTTACGAAATGATACGATAAACAGATAAAGTTGTCGGCATTCTTTATCATGTAAGTTGAATCATACGCATAAGAATCTGAACCTCCTTTTTTACTATTAGAATGTTTTTTTAGGAAAAGCACATAGCGCATGAGATATCCATCTTCTTGTCGTAAGGAAATCTCCTTTTTACAATGATTGGGTTTCATGGATTTGATATAAATGACCTCCTCGTCATAATAATAAATGAAGTATTTCAATCCAGTGTTGCAGTTTGGAACATTTCCCAGATAATGTTTATCATGATAAAATGCGTTCTTTTCAATACGTACATTTGTATCTTTGAAGTCCTTTTCTGAAAGACGTTTCTTGTTTTCTAACCGTATTAAATAATCGTCGGTGTCTTCTTTATAATAAGCATCATATAAGGCATTGTCATAATCTTTGAAATAATATCCTGGTCCAAACATGCCTTCCTTTTCATTCAAAGTCTGTAATAAAATTTGTTCGTTGATTTCAGAGACACCAATACCCAAATACGCGACGACAGGAACTTCATGTTCTTTCATAAAACATAAACTAGGATAAGCTTTGAATAATTCTGTACATTCTGAGTGAATCGCTTGTTCGCACACATTACGCGTATAAAGTATTTCATAAGGAGTCACTTTCCATAAGTTTTCCTTTTCACTGACTAAAAACTCACTATCTAGGTTATTTATTTCGTAAAAGAGATAGGACTTCTTGTTCCAATTCAATACACCTCTGTATAAATGTTCGGCAGGGACTTTATCGCTTGACTGAATAAAGGAAAGAGTATGACTGTGACTCTGATTCTGATTCTGTTTATTTTCTAGATAATAGACCAGAAATGGTGTTTCATTTAGCATTTCTATACAATATGGAATATGCACCCTATGTTCGTGTTCTATTTCTGTAGTCAAGACATCCATGAAATGAAGGATTATTTTTTTAATCGGATATTCTCTTTTATTTTAGATTCTCTATTTTCTAAAATAAATTCACAAACTTCTTTTGCAATCACTGGATTGGATTTATAATATTCAATCAAGATATCGGACAAATATTTTTTATTGATACCCTTTTTCACTGTATTTTTGGTATACAATATCTGTCCGACATTGTTTATATTGACAGAATCTACTTCCTTTTCTTTCATAATCACCGTAAGTTCATCGGAAGCATCTTTTTTTGATTTCTTCAGAGTTCTCAACTGCTTCTGTAGTTCGTTGATACGTGTATCGTATTCCAACCAACGTTTGATTTTATCCGCAAGTTGATTTGTATCCATGTGTTATAAAATAGGTTTATGTGTTTATGTTTTTATCTCATTTACACAAGGTTATCTCATTTACACAAGGTTATCTCATTTACACAAGGTTATCTCATTTACACAAGGTTATTTCATTTACAGGTACTACATGTACTGTTCCATGTCTTTTACAGGTATCAGTCCCAGGTACAGTTTGATTCTTACAAGGCTTTCCATTGAGACAAACGGAAGAACATCGTTTTTTCATAGACAATGGATAATGTTTTTTACAGAATTGTCCATTTTTATAAACATTTCCAAAAAAGGTACATTCTTTCCACGAGCATGGAAACAAAGGAAGCAATAATTTGTTGTTGTAATTCACGTGTACTATTTTTTTGACCTCGTCTATTTCATAATAAGGAAGGGTAGAATAGTACATGGTTCTACAATAAGGACATTTAAAGTATTCAATATGTCTGTTCTTTTGTTCAATCACTTCTTGATACAGATAATAATAATCAAAAGAATGTTGACACGGTAAAGTTATTTTATATTCTATAGGTTCTTTACTAATCAGGCAATTCTCCATCTTTATCTTATTTATTTATGTCTTTATATATTATGTCTAAAAACGTATGGGGTCCTCCAACCTGGCGTTTATTACATTGCCTTTCTGTCAAGGCCAAAGATACCATGACACCCCCTCAATTAAATGATTTGAAAACGATTTTAGAGAGAATTGTCTCTAATCTCCCTTGCCCTCTTTGTTCTACCCATGCAAAATCGTATTTCAAGTTAAACAAGTTTAACACAATTACTACGTTGAACCAATTACGTTATTTTATGTTTGTTTTTCACAATAACGTAAATACCCGAATCAATAAACCTTTAATCACGTACGAAGAGCACAATATTCTTTATCAAAATATGAACTTAGAAATGGTCATTCGTAATATGTTACAGATTTATCAAAACATGAATACGACCAACGTGACAATGATGCTGTATAGTTACCATCGTCAAAACATTCTCAATGACTTGAATCAATATTTAGTCAAAAATCAAACCTTGTTCACCTTATAAAATTTATAGCGTTTTTAAGAGTTCTCCATTTTTATAGACCGAACATTTAAACTTTTGTTGACTAGGTCGGCTACAGGCCACTTTGTTGGAAAGTAAATCGTCATAGTAAAGAAGCTCATTGTTTTGACCTTGGATTAAAAAGTACCAAAATAGCCCCCAGATGATACCTATAAATGAACCTAAAACGATACCTGTTGGAGTGGTACAATAGTTTGCACTTTTCATAGAACAATCTATGACAAAGAGTACTAGGATGACAAATAACAAGGGGAAATTCATGATACGGTTTATCATCATGGGGACAAACAAATATACTATCGTAAACAAGAAAATAGCACTGTTGAAAGAAGGGACGGTGAAGATAGGATACGGAACTGCAAATAACTGACAGAATGCCGATGCTTTGTCGGATAGAGGCACGCGGAGTACATTTTGGAACAGGGCTACAATGGCAAAAAGAAATATAACCCCCAAAAGGTAGATTAGACCCTTTAAATTTGAATTGATAATAGAAATGAAGACAAACACTAGAACCAACAAAAAAGGCGAAATCATAGAGAAATAAGCAAACAAGTTTGGAACAGTTAAGGCTGCGTGTTGAGGCATTCTTGTATCCGTCATTTATTTACATTTAAACTATATTAAAAAAATGAACACTAGAATATAGAATGGGGATTCCAAGTTATTTTTCCTATGTCTTACGAAATCACTTTAAAATCATCTTCCCTCAAAAAAATGTAGACTGTACTCTTTTATTGATTGACGCAAATTCCTTTATTTATGACGCTGTGTATGAAAACTCTACTGGATTGAAAGAGACCGTCTATCAAAAAATCATAGACCTTCGTGATAAATTAAAGGCCCAAACCGTTTTTGTTGCTTTTGATGGGGTAGCACCTCTCGCAAAAATGAAGCAACAAAAACAGCGTCGTTACAAGAGTTTTCTCATGCGAACCCTACTCAAGAAGAAAGGATGGAATACGAATGCAATTACTCCCGGCACATCTTTTATGAATGAATTAGATGTCTTTCTAAAAAAAGCCTTTCAAAAAGACAACATCTTATACAGTGGACCCAACGAAGCGGGCGAAGGCGAGCAGAAACTATTTGCTTATGCACGTGAGCATCCAACGCCTCAAATGTTTGTCTATGGTCTAGATGCCGATTTAATCATGCTTAGCCTGTTACATTTGAGACACAGTCCGAAACTCTTTCTGTATCGTGAAACAAAACATTTCAGCTACATGAAAGGCATCAAAGCTCAAGAAGATTACGTATTTAGTGTGGATGAAATGGCAAAACAGATTTGTCAAGAAATGTATTCCAATACAGTGGATATACACAAGGCTATAGACCATTATTGTTTCTTGTGTTTTCTTTGTGGAAATGATTTTTTGCCTCATTTTCCATCCATCAATATCCGTAACGAAGGGATTCCTTTCTTACTGAGCATCTTCAAGAAAAATAAAGTACGATTGGTGGAAGGTACCCAGATTCACTGGGATGGAGTGAAACAACTGTTCGAAGAATTAGCCCTACAAGAACAGGCATTGATAGTAGCCAACATACGATGGAAACAGAATCAGCGTATTAGTGCAAAGAACGACGAGGAAGAAATCAATATGATTCCCTTGAAAGATATCCGTGAGACCTATCTTTTGACGCATCCAGAAGAGTATTACCCTTTTCTATTTCATCAGACAGACGATTCCGCCATTTGTAAGAATTACCTACGTATGCTAGAATGGACCCTTCATTATTATCATGGAGAATGTAAAGACCATTATATTCAATATGAATTTCATTTAGCACCCTTGTTTTCCTCTCTCATTCACGATATTCCTTGTTTTCAAGAGACTCTGGTAGAGAAGAATCCATGTCCACCTCCTTTACCCATCACCCAATTGTTGTATGTCCTTCCTTATGAAGATTATAAAGACCTGATTCCAATGAAATACAAGCCTATAGAAAAGAAATTACCTACGCTTTGTAGCATGAACTTCCCTTTACATTACGAGTTTTGTAAATTTTTATGGGAAGGTCATGCAGATTTTCACTACATTTCGTTGAATGCATTAAACCATGAGGTTATCCGTATTAATAAAGAAACTGAGTAGCATATTCATACGCACGCTGGTTGGTATCTCCCATACCTCCGCACCGTTTACGGGTTTTATTGGTTCTATTTTTCTTATAGGTTTTATTTTTGTTTTTCTTCATGTTCCTATTTTTGTTCGTGTTCATATTCTTGTTCTTATTTTTGTTCTTGTTTGTGTTGAGACGATTTCTACGAGGCTTCATTATATTCACCGGATAAAATAAGTTTAAGGACACCTCTCTTTCTAAAGTATATGTTTGTCTATTGTCTTCTTTGTACCGATGGGTCTACCTATATCGGTGCAACCGTCAATCTAGAACACCGCTTAAGGCAACACAACAAAGAATTGGTAGGAGGAGCTATGGCAACTAGTCGTAAAGTGGTACAAGGACATTCATGGGAATGCTTTTGCTATGTGTCTGGATTTCCTACATGGCAAGCCTGTCTTCAGTTTGAATGGAGGTGGAAGCAATTGTCTCGGAAACTCTCTTTGACAAATCCTTTGGAACGAAGAAAATCAGCTCTTCAAACCTTGCTTGGATTAGAACGTTCTACCGTCAAAGCAATACCTTATTCAGAATGGCCGGAGCCGCCAACGGTAAACTATCCAAATAAAATTGACTTGAACCCAACTGTACAAGATAGGATAACATGATCCAACTTTTCTTGGGTCCCATGTATGCAGGAAAAACGACTCTACTGATGAATTTATATAAAAAACATGGCGGAATTATTTTAGACTTTTCAGAAAAGACATGCCAGGAGGGACACATCATGAATCACGACAAACAAATTGCACCCTGTATTCTTCTACCCTGTTTACAAGACATTCATAGTGCTAGAAATTCAATACAAAAAAGATTCTCTACTGCTCAATATATTTATATCAACGAAGCTCAATTCTTTCCCGATTTACTAGAGTTTGTGAAGAGATGGGAAGAAAAAGACCTTTATATATTTGGACTAGATGGGGATTTTCAACGGAATCCTATAGGACAAATCCTTCAAATCATTCCTTTGTGCGACAAGGTTGAAAAACTTAATGGTCTTTGTAGTCGGTGTAAATCGCGGTCTATCTTCTCCAAGCGTATCATTGCGGATACCCGTCAAATCTTGTTGGACGAAACAGCGTATATCCCGCTCTGTAGAAATTGTTATTTATATATATGAGTTACCCCTTTGAACAAACCAAATATTTATGCGCGTCTAGTTGTCTCATTGGAATCAGTTCCGTAGTATTGTATACGTTACATGAAAAAATGTTGTCTTTTTTACTGGGGGTTCTTTCGCTCACTTCTATCAATCATTGGCGAAAGTATGTAGAAAATGGATTCCGACAACGCATAGATATAGCATGGGTCATTCTATGCGGTCTTTACATCGGATGGAAAACCATTGGCTCAAATGACCTGAAACAATATCTATTTCTAAGTTTATTGCTTTCCTCTAATTTCTTTTATGTAGTTAGCAAGCAAGGAGGTAGCTACTGGGTCGTCTTTCATGCAAGTCTTCATCTCTATTTATCCTTTTTTGTTCCGTTGTTGTCTATTTTATAAGAAACTATGAACTCATTGAATTACCGTTATAAGAACACTTGTAAATATAAATTCTTTATAATGGACCCAAACGAACACACAAAATACCTTTTTTATTCTAGTTTTTTGATGGGTGCTTCTTCCTTGGTCTGTTTCTACTATAAAGATTATCCTACTTTCTTTCTAATGTCGCTATTATTTCTAACGTCTATACAGCACTGGAATCATCCAACGTACGGATGGAAAAGAAATCTAGACATGTTTGTCTGTAAAGTGTTGGCTTTTTATTTGTACGGAAACACCATGATTTTTTACGATGAATTTTCACATTACGTTTATCTAGGTGGATTTTACAGTTCCCTTTTCTTTTATTTCTTGGACAACGTATGTTTTCGTTTAAAAAACAATAAATGGATTGTCTTTCACATGATGATTCATTTTTATACTTTTTTTACCCCCTTTGTTCTCTATATGTTATAACACTCCATTATAAATATCAAATCTTTATAATGGATGGTTCTTTACCAATACCTTACATGTATTCTAAGTATTTGTTTTATTCTAGTTTTTCTATAGGAGCTTCTTCGGTCGTTTCCGCTTATTATAAAGATTATGTTTCTTTTTTGTTCATGTTCATGTTGTTTTTAACCTCTATCAACTATTGGTATAATCCAGATTATGGATTACGCCGTGATATTGACATGTTTTTATGTAAAGTAGTGAGTATTTATTTTTTTCTTACCACATTGAAGGGGTACGACGAATATTGTAATGTAGTCTTTCTGAATGTATTCTATAATATTTTGTTTCTCTATTCCATGGAACATTTATGTTGTTATTTAAAAAACAGTAAATGGATTGTGTTTCATATGGCCATCCACGCAAATCTATCCTTTTTTTCCCCCTTTGTACTTTATATACTATGAATGTGTCCCGTATCTTTGGACCAATCTAGAAAAAATATCCAATTGAATAAACGCATCTATTCTCTACTTTATCTACTTTATTTTTTATCTTTGGTTCGTAATTCCAATAGAGGTTTCATGTCCATGCGCCCCACGGGGTATTTGATATACGTATCCCCTAAATCACGATGCATAAACACGAGGCACATGTCTCGTACAACGTATCCATACTTTCTCTCCAAAATCTCACGATACAGATTGAGTTGAAGTGAATAATGAACGGTATTACAGTCGTTCAAGTATTGAATCGGCTTCAATGCCTTTTTTCCATACGAGTATGTCTGGATTTCTTTGGAGAATTTCCAATCGTAAATGCTCAATGTACCGTCCTCGTTTAGAAACAACATATCTACAGAGCCACAAATGCGAATGTCTTCATCATAAATCATCATCTCCGTACGAAAAGGAGTCATATGATTATGGTCTAGGTAAAACTGGGCAAAGAACTGGAGTTCTACTTCGTCTGAATGGGGAAGTTCTTGGCCGTTGTAAAACTCTTCAATATGTTTGTGCATATTGGTTCCAAACTCGGCTGCCTTTTTTCCGTTTTCAGACCAGGTCGTCTGAATATCGTCTTTGGACATGCCAAAGTATTTGCTGTTAGGCCAATCTGGACTGGCCATCATCTTGTCAATGATAGCATCTGCATTGAATTTCTCAAAGAAAGATTTAATCCAGGTCGTACAAGATTTGTAGTATTTATCACCGCAAATCGTATAGATATGTCCATTTTCTTGAAAGGTAATGTTTTGGTCACGGGGATGCGAATTCTTTAGAGCGAGCATGGTTTATGCTTTTTATAAATGTATTGTAACATCGTCAATTTTCTAAGATACTTTAGTTGTCTCATTTCCCTTTATCAGTTCACTTCCCTTTTCTTTTACTTTTTCTTTAATACTTTTTACACCTTCTGCCACTTTTTCAGATACTACCTTTGACGTTTCTGTCACCTGTTTTAGGATTTCTTTTGGATTTTGGTCTTTCATCAAATAATAAAAAATGAATCCTAATATAAAAAATAACAATACCTTAAAAAAAACATACACTACATCGTGCTTGTAGGTAGATTGACTACTTTCATTCATTTCGTTTGCTGTGTCTGCTTTCATTTTCTTTCGCATGTAGATTGACATGGGGGTATCTATTGCTGCATTGGCTTTATCTTGGTCATCTCTTGCTTTTCTAAGTATTTCTTGTGAATCTTCCAATGACTTTCGCGCTTCATCCTTTTTTCTTTGTATTTCTCTTTGTTCTGCAAGAATTCTATCCTGTCCAGCAATGATGTTTACTTGTAAAATAGCATTTTGATAATCTTGAATATCTTTATTGTAAGTTACATTCGTTATGGCTTTAGAGGCTTCATTTTCTGCCTTCTTTCTTAATGCTGTCGCCTTACCATATCTTAGTAGGTCAGTATAATAATTATTATTTAATAAAAGATTCTGACGTGTGACTTCTCGGATTGCTATATCATTTTTTCTTTCCAGTTCTATAAAACGTGATATTTCTTGGGTCTGGTCCATAAATGGAGTAAATTTATTGGCATCTTGCATTTTTCCTGATTCAAATAAAAGTTCTAAAATCATTCGGTTTGCTGTATCTTCTTTGTCCCAAAAATCAGAAAATTTTCCCATTAATTTAAAATTTTGTCCATCGCTTATATTATCATTGATTTCATCATTTCTAGGTAGTTTCTCTAGCTTTGTTAGTTCTTCTTTTTTATAAAACCAAATGCTTACGTCATCCATAAAATAAGCATATATATTTAAGACACGCAAACACGATAAAATTCATTTGTATAGGATATTTTATCAAACCTAGTAATCCTACAAACTTCTCCAGGTCGTAAGAATAATGTTTTTGCTACAGGGTCAAACCGACTGATTTCAGGAAGTTGTCGGTCTTCTTCTATATTGAGGTTGTGATAAAGCTCTGTCTTTTCACTCTCCGACAATTTGACATGTTTTGGAACCAAACGGTGTTTGAGTACGTTCAGCTGGAGTTGTTTCAGGTCAAAGAGAACTACGTAGATTTGTTTGAGTTCCCAGATGTTCTTGAGTGCCTTGTGAATGCTGTCTACAGAATAATCATTCGTAATCAGAACAAGTGTATCCTTGTCGGTCAACGTTCCATCCTGCGTAAACATGGAATCAATAATGTTGGAAATATTCAGTTTCTTCACGCTATTGGCAGGATTCTTGGTATTTGCGTCTTCTGTCATGTACTTGACATAGCATTTTTTGTCGCCATTCATCGCCATAAAATCCAGATTGTTGCTCTTTTGAATGACATCCAATTCTTCCATACTGAAGTATTCGTAAGAAGAACAATCGTACCCCATTTCGGTTAAATAGTAAATGATATTGGTACGCGACTTATAAAGTTTGCTGAGATAGATGCTTTTAGACTCCATTTTATAGTAGATAGATATATATTTATATGTTTTCAATTTTATTAATCTTCTTTTTCATCCTCTTTTTGTAAAAGACCGAGTAATCGGTGTGTATCTGTTCCGGGATGATTTGGACCAAATCCCAAATGGATGAGACGGGTCTGGATAGGAAAAGTGAGGTCACTGTATCTACATATGAGTTAGATGGGTTTAATTTATCTTTATTACTTTTTTCTCGTCATTTGGACTAGATGAATCGGAGTTTGACCCCGAGTTTGATTCAGAATTAGATTCAGAATTTTCTTCCGAATTAGAGGCCATTTCAGAAGATACCGATACATCATTTCCAAAGGTTACGTTTTTCTTTTGATTCTCATTTCCCTTTTCACTATCATTTTCAAACGTATTCATCATTTTTTTCTCAGCTTCAATGGATTCGTCGCCCATTTCAAAATTTTCTGGTTTAGATTCATTTTTTATAGAGGTAGAAGATATCGGTTCTTTAGGTTCATATCGTGGACCCAGGTTTGGATTCTCTGCATTATCTTCTGTTAGAGGAGGTTCGTATTCTTCCAAAGGTTCAGACAATACTTTGTATTCTTCATCCGTAAGAGGTTGATTCAACAATTTTTCTACCTGTTCTTTACCATTGGCTTCAGGAACCGTTTCCGGTATCGTTTCTTGAATCGTTTCCGGAATCGTTTCCTCCATGAGAGTCAGTGGAACAGGTTTGGTGACCCATGTCTTGAACTCCCCCAAAGAACGTTTGCCGGCCGTCGTTAAACTGTCTATGGTATCCGCGGTAATCAATCTCATTTGAACGTTCATCGTGGTAAGTTCATGGATTAATAATTTGAGACAATACGGTACTTCCACAATGCTGAAATTTTTACCATATTTACTGATGAGATTCGGTACAAGGGTTTGGGTATCTACAGATTCAAAACGAAGAGGCCCGTCTACGACCGGGCTGTAAAAGTTCTGGGTATTTCTATTGTAAATCGCAATGGTACCCGAATGATTACAAATTGCCATACGATAATAGTCTCCCCGGGTCATCATAGAGTCATACATAAACGTCGACATACCATGTGACAAAATAGAATCTCGTTCCATGTCTCCAATACGCAGACCTCCATCTTTGGACCTTCCATGGTTGGTTTGTCGGGTCAACGCCGCCCGTGGACCTCGTGCCCGATAATTGATTTTATCTTGGGTCATGTGCTTCAGGCGCGTATAGTAGGTAGGTCCCATATAGATTTCAGATTCAATTTGTTCACCGGTCATACCATTGTATAAAATTTCATTTCCAGAAGAATGCATGTCATAGACATTCAATAACTGTCCAACCAATTGATGTTTGGGACCCTGGTTTACAAAAGGAGTGGAATCAATAGAACACCCATTTTGTACTGCAAATTTACAAAACAAACATTCAATCAATTGGTTAATGGTCATGCGACTAGGCATACAATGGGGATTGATAATGAGGTCAGGTTTCAGACCGTCTTTGGTAAAAGGCATATTTTCTTCAGGAATCAGTGTACCGATGGTACCTTTCTGTCCGCAACGACTAGAAAACTTATCTCCAATGTTCGGGGTTCTTTCTTCTCTCACGCGGACTTTCACGATACGTCGCCCTTCTTCATTTTGCGAAATATACACCTTGTCCACAATACCGGATTGGCCTTTGGCGGAAAAAATACTTGCGTCTGAAACCACGGATGGGTTCTCGTTGGAATATTTAATCCCTCCAATGATGACGGTTTTATCTTCTATCACGGTATTTTCACGAATGATACCTTGTTCAGAAAGGTCGTTGTAATTATAACCTGGTTTCAGATGGGTAGCACCTTTTAACACAGGATTCGCAATTCGTTTCTCTAATTTGCTAGAATCTCCTGTTTCCTCGTAGGTCTCATACATGCTGTAATACGTAATGTTAAAGAGTCCTCGTTTTACGGCAGATTCGTTGATTAAGATAGAGTCTTCCACGTTGTATCCTGTATGGCACATAATTGCGATAATGGCATTTTCGCCATAAGGATGCTCTTCTCCGTTGATAAATTTGGTATATCGGCTTTTGACAATAGGTTTTTGTCCATAATTTAAGATTACACCTGTTGTATCAATACGATTAAAAAAATTGGAATGATAGAGAGACACGGCCTGACGACCCTGAATACAACTGTAATCGTTACGAGCTAGAGCGCTGTTTTCTGGAAAAACCACTTGTGTACCCATGACACCGAATAAGGAGGATGGGTGAATTTCTTGATGGGTACAATCTGGGGTAAACGTAGTGGACGCAATAAACAACGTCTCTATTTCACTATTGTCTAGATATTCTAAAACAACCCGGTCTTCTGTAGGGTTTAATTCTTGGATTGCCTCTCGTGGAGAAAATGGAGGCAACGTTTTCATTCCATAGACACATTGGTTCCATGTTCTTTTATCTACATTCGCCATGGTTTCGTAGCTGAGTTTTCCTTCGTCTACATAAAACAAGGGTCGCACCAACCGACCTTCGTCGCTAGAAATAGAAATTTTCTTATATTTCATATCAAACGCAAATCCTATCATGGGATGTATCAGTCCTAGTCGTCTACATGTAATAAAAATTTGTTTGAATCGTATGGGGTCTGCAACCATACCTACCCAAACACCATTCAAGAATACTTTGGTGAGCCAGTGCATGTCTTCGTAACTACATTCTTCTAAGAACTGAATACGTATCTCGTCTTCTCGCATATTTTCACGCAACCATTTCATCATGACTTGGTTTGGAATAGGGTTTGTAAATCCACACAACATGGCCATTTGTTTATCAATGCCTACGCTCCCTCCCACATCCATAGGGTCAAACAATCCATACTGTGAACCGTGTAGCAAGTGAGGACCCACCAATTTGTTAGAGTCATCAATATCTAAATCTACACGTCGTAAATGACTCAAAAAACTGTGATACGTCAAACGGTTCATTGCTTGAATGACTCCGACGCGTTTGGTATGGGATTTGGAGCCCCAGTTCCCTTTGAATCCTTTGCGAAAGCCTTCTTCAATGTACCTCGTTCTGAAATATTCATCTGTAAAAATATTCATAAACTTGGTTTGTTCATTGGAAATCGGTTCTTCGTCCACATAGGAACCTTGATTGTAGTAAAACTCTTTGTCTAACGCTTTGTACACTTCGGTATACATTTCATTCGTATATTCTAGGAAAAGCTCTTTCATTAGCACTCCTGAAGATTGGACTCGCTTGTACTTGTAATTGTCTCGGTCAGTAGGTTGTTCTTCCTTTCGTATCACTTTCAACAATTCAAAGACCATGTGTCCAACAAAGCATGCCTTGGCTTTAAAATTCATTTCGCCTACATGAGGCAACAGCTGATAAATGAGGCATTTGTAAGCAGATTGGATAGAGTGATATTTTGTAAAACTTCCAATGTATTCAAGTGCTGTTTTTTGATTAAAAATAGGTCCTGCATCATGAATAGAGGGACGTAACATTTCCAAGTAGGATTCATTTGCATCTAGGTCGTGTAAAATGGTTTTGCATATGTCTTTGTCGGAGACAATGCCTAGCGCGCGCATGAGAATAAAGAGGGGAACCGGAATTCGCACGTCTGGAATAAAGACCAACAGCTGCTCATTGCTGGTCGCTTTACGCATGACTCTCCGAATGGCAAAGGTTCTTCTTGGTTTAGAAATATCTTCTGAAACCGAACGAATCTCTACCGAGTAATCGTGTGTATTGTCTTTGACAGGTCTTGTATAAATTAAATTGTCTCCGAAATTTTCTTGCGGAATCAGAACTTTTTCTTTTCCATCAATGATAAAATAACCACCATAATCGTGTTTACATTCACCCATAGTATAACGGGTCTCTGCCGGCAAATTGGACAAGACACATAGTTTTGTCTGCAACATAATGGGAAACATACCTAAAAAATAGTGGTCTTGTAAAGGCATTTTTCGTTCCAGTACCAACGGTTCTCCTTCATCTAAAATGGTGAGCTCAATCTCCACATCATAATGAATAGAAATACCATACGTCATGTTACGAAGTCTTGCTTCATTAGGGAACATATAATGCGTATTTTTTTCATCAAATACCACGGGTTTACCGTAATAGATTTTATCTGCATTTTTACCTCCAATATAAATCTTTGCATTATACTTGTACTGATTGGTTGTTTTGTTTAGTCCGGCATAATACCGAATTGGATTTTTGTCCATGAAAATTTTAGGAAGACTTGTGTCATAAAAATCATTGACGGAAGATAGATGATGCTCCACTAGCGAATTTTCTTTGAAATACTTCTCTATAAATGAAAAATGGAAATCTTCTTTCATTTATATTGTAATGTATTATTTTTTATATATTAATTTTTATGGAGATTTAATCATGATGTATGCTAAAAACATAAAACTGAGTAAAAAGGGAAGAACCAAAATAAACCAAGAAAGGGAGGTGTATCCGCTCTTACACAAGAGGTCCAGAATAAAGGTCCAGAAAAGAATATAAACGGCATTTAGAAGAAAAATCATTGTATTGTTACCCACATAGCAACTATAATCTCCTAGACAAAGTCTATTTGAATCTTTTAAATTGTAGAGTCCCATGATTACCAAGAATACAAGAGATATCACAAAATAGATGGTAGACGGGGTACACAAGTTCCTTAAATCAAAGGACGGAATTTTAGAAACCGGTATTTTCTTTAATTTAGCCATTAGTATAGATAGATATTTTATTTAGATTGATTATAAGGAAAGGGTTTTACATTGGACATATTTCCATAAGCGGATGGAGCCTTTATACTAAACATGTTCACGGCTTTTTGTAAATAAAAAGAAGGATAGGTCAAAGGACCGCCTCCTATTCGTTTACCACGTTTCTTTGTCTTGTTTTTTCGTTTTCTACGACGAGTTCCCATTACTATACTAAAATATATTTACATGGGTCAAGAAATGCCTACGGCAACACATATCTCGTAATCTCAATTCATCCAATAACAAACCTTCCACTGTTTTATCCATGCTTTTGTCGTCCAAGTATTGAATTTCTTGAGGTATACCACCAGCTTGCTCCTTTCGTTTGATAACTTCTCTTAGAAAGTAATTGTATTTGTTTCCAATCACCTTTCCACACGTGAAACATTTTACTGGAATCAACATAATCTATACTTTAGTTACATATTATTTTCATATCAATTTTCGTAAATGTGTTCAAGGTCTAATAAAATAGATTGAGTATAAGGGACGACCTGATGAAGGTAATAAGAACAGGATGAACCTACCAATTTGTCTAAGTTAAAGAGTCCAACAAATATCCCAGTTGACCCGAGTACTTGTGAAAAGGTTTCAGGTTCTTTGATGTTCAAACATTGATAAGGGTTTCCTTTTTGATGTAAACATTCAATCATTTTTTTATTCTCTTCATTTTGAACAAGAAATACCGTATCTGTATCATTTTTAATAAAAAGAGTCATTATTTCAATATACTTTCGCGTAAACACTTCATAGAGTTCATCTTTCGGTTTACCCAACTGTTTTGCGCATTGCTCTATATCTTCTTTGGACAAGACATGAATTACATGACTTACGTGAGTTAGATGAGTATTGATGTTCGCGAATCTTGACGTAGTCTTCATCTTAATATTTTTTAAGATATTGTTGTAAATGGGTAAGTTCACTTTGTCCAACCAGAAAAAATCACTACGGTAATTTGCTTGATGGATGTCAAATACAATAGGTGTAGTACGTATCTCTGAATAAGTATCTGTATATTCTATGCCATTCAAAGAATAACATACAAAGAGCTCTTTTATCTTGTTTGGTGCAGGGTCTCCCAGGATAAGATTCGGGTTTTGTTCCACAGATAAGACAGGAGGAACCGAATCGGTCAAATCCAAGACTTGATTCCCTATTCCATAAAAGACTGCCACTTTTTTATAGTCTACCTTATTTTTTTCTAGCACAAGTAAAGTTTTATCCAAGGAATGGGTTAGTCCTTCTACGTCAAATACTTCAGAGTCAGAGTCTATGACCAAAACTTTTTTACCAGTTTGAATAGCAGTATATGCTGAGCAAGCTAAAGAAAAAATCTGATAAACGATATCCCCTTTTAGATGCGAAAAATAGACTTCTTTCATTTTATTAATGTAAGTGTATATTTTAAGTCCTTTATCTCCTTCTATTTATATAAAGCGCTCTATATGCGTAAACAATAGCATTTCCCAGAAGTAGTCCAACCATTCCTGCTGCAATGAGTATACATGTCAGAAATTCCGTCATTTTGTAATAGTGGTTGTATTTATTTCTTTGTTCAATTTTATATCTGGGTAAAAAGTTCAGGTATATGCATTTATACACAGGTCTCTAGGGTTGACTCCTCTCCAATTTTAATTTCAAAACATCTTTTGATACGCTTATAGCATTGATACATTCCAGTAACCACGATAAAACAAGCAGATAAACCACCCAACACCATACAGGTAAGCAGGTCCATGAAAATCATATTTATAGTCTATACCAGTAGAATAAGGTCTATTCAATTTTTGGTAAGAAATATATAGTCCCCTTCCATCGTCTTTCGCCTTTCATAAACAAGACCTAACGCATGAATATGTTGGTGACACTGTTCGCATATACTAGATAAATTAGCAACGTGATGAACATTAGGTAAAGACGAATCTTTTTGATATTCTAAATGATGTATTTCCGTTCCTTTCTTTTTCTTACAAAATTCACACACAGACCTTATTTTTTCACGATTGTATTTGCTTTCTTTGTACAATAAGATAGAACCCGCATCTACTTGCCGATTTCTGATTTCGTATGCCCTTGTCAAGAAAGATTCAGGTAAAGCCAATGATTTACAGACTTCTAGACCATAGGTACTTTCACCTGGCCCATCACACAGTGTCCTACCATAGACCAATTTCTTGTGTTCGTAATTGTACTGGACTGTTAAATGTTTCATTTTTAGACGAGGCATATGGGTCAATTCTTCAAAGGTCTGTAAACTGTGAAAGTGTGTAGCAAAAATGAAACTACTGTTTTTTTGATAGATATCAACAAGTCCTGATACAAAAATACTGAGGGCAGAATCAATCTCTGTACCAGAGCACAGTTCGTCACCTAGAATCAGCGATTTTTGATTTGCTTTCTGTAAAATGACTCGGAGCTCACTCATTTCTACAGCAAAAGTAGAAAGACCCTTGAATAAATTGTCATTTCCTATAATTCGTGTAAATAAATATTCATACGGACAATATTCAAAGGTATCACAAGGCACATACATGCCTGCTTGCGCCATGATGACACAAATCCCAATAGATTTGATATAACTTGTTTTACCTACGGCATTTGTTCCAAAGAGTAAGATACCTTGACAATCTCCTCCTAATTCTACATCATTAGATACATACGATTCACGTAATTCCAAATGCTCTATTAATGCATGCCTCATTTTAGTGGCTTTGATATACGAGATGTCTCCGGATTGTAATGAAGGTTTACAGTATTTATACTTTCTTACATTTTCACAATGTGTATTCGTGATGTCCATTTTTTGTATACATTTGATAATGAACTCGCACGAGACATTCATATAAGAATGAAACTCTTTGTATACTCGCTTTAAATGAGAAAGAAATAACTCAGAGGTTGCTGTCATATCATGGGTCAATTGATTGATTTCAGGAGAAGAAACACGATACGTTTGCGAATTATATTCGTGGTATTCTAACAAGGATGGATGAAATACAAAGGCCTCTTCTTTCTTGGTATAACTAGAATAAAACGTCAGTGATTTTTCTGAAGGTAAATGCTTATGTACGACACCCATTCTTCTTTTTGTGATATGAATAGAAACGCCCAATTTATCGGTTTCATGAACTTTGAAAGCCTCCTCGCATTTCTTTTCATAAAAAAGATAAAACGTATTGAGATACTGGCAAATGCTTTTAAACTTAGAAGCACTGTCCAACTTATTACGACATGCTTCGTCCAACGATGCATCTATCCCAGGTTGAATTAAAAAGTCACAATGTTCGTCCAACTCTACAATGTTTTCTGCCTGAGACAATTGTAAATAGGAATCCATTTTTTTACGCAACTCTGTAATTTCTTTTAGTACAGTAGGTGCTTCTAAATAGCCTAACCATGTTTCGTCGTCTAGAGTCAGATAGTCTTGTAACAAAGAGCAGGTAGAATACAAAAGATAGTATTCGCGTGGACTCACTTTTTCTAGAATTCGTTTACGAATGATTTTTTCAATATCACATACTTGGTTCAGTAGGTCATGGGTTACGTACTCCCGTTGTAAACAATGCTCAATCAAATCGTAGGATTCTTGTAGTTTCTTGGGGTCTCGCAAAGGCTGAAGAAGAAGAGACTGAAAGCCTCGTTTTCCTATTTTTGTTCTACAAGAATTCAATAAGGTAAGGACACTTGAATAAGGACCTTTGTATTCTGCATCTAAAATGTTGAGCTGTTTCAGGGAATGATTTGCTAAGACAAGGGTTTGGGACAATTGTTCCATGGTAGGGTCAGTCAGCTTTTGGGTCAGTCCTGGATTGTGTTGAGACACATAGTCCAACAAAAAACACAAGGACTGGAAAGCAATCATTTTTTCAAAGAGTGTATCCATCATCAAGTCTTTGTTCAAATGCGGGTAATACTTTTGTAAGATTTCCTTTTGATAGCGTTGACTTTCACAACGAGTGATTTGTGACCCATAGATAGGGTCGTCTTCATGAAGAACCGTCATTTTTTTCTGTTTTAAATTCATGTATTGTAAGATAGAATCAATATTTTCTTTGTCTACATTGTGAATGACCACGGTTTCTACCGGTTGATAAATAGAGAAAAACCGTTCCATATTATCATACGTTGTTGGATTATGATAATAAAGTTCCTGATATTCAAATACATCAACCTTTCCTGTGAAAATATCCAAGGTAGAAATGCCGAATAGAATAAGAGAGGGTGATTTAGAGGTCTTGTAAATCCATACACACGCAAAATGATTAGACAGCTTTTTTTCCTCTTCTAGAAAAGAGGTCCCTGGACTATAGACCCCGTGTAGTCTACGTTCAAGTATACCTTTTTTCTCTTCTTGTATATAAACCACGGCAGTATAGGATTCTTCCACAATTTTAGCAAGGTATTTGTCCAGTACATAATCACGGAATCCAGCCATGAAATGTTCGCCTTTACTGGCCACTCTCAAATCCCCAATTTTAGAAAAGGCTTGCATATTTGGGTCCATTTCTTCTTTAGAATAGACCTCAAAAAAACTACCTACTTGCATCAAAAGAAAGGTATTCTCACCATATTTTGACTTGTATTCTTTTAACAAGTCAAAATACTGTTTGATGAGAGCCATATAGATTCTATACAGCCTTTTATTTATATAAAAATAATATATACTATGTCTGACAGCTTTAACAGAAATCTGGTCATTCTTATCTTCCTTATTTCATACATGTACATGAATTTCATCACTTTACAAATAAAAACTCATTCGGGTTGGAATAATTTAACCTGTAATCCTTTGAATTTATTTGTCAATTCGTTGTTTCAAACAAAAGATGCTGCCAATGAAGACTTTGAAAGATGTATTATCAATTTAAGCAGTGCAACCACCACCAATATGTTCAAGAATCAGAAACGTGACCAAGAAAATGTCCTTGCTAAATTGTCGGATATCAAAACCGAATACGGAAACTTGACAGACAGTGTGAAAGAATATGTGGACGAAGCCTATACACTCACCAACAATTATAGCTCTCAGATTAATGAATTACAATCGTCACAGGCCCAAGCAAATACCATGAATGAAAATACAACCGGAAAAGTCAATTCTTATCTAGCCAATTTGAAGTCAATGTTTGAAAATATAACAACTTTTTTCAAAAAAAATTAAATCATACCAGTATAACATGTCTACCGAAAAAATAAAAATAATTTATGAAGAGAATAAAGGAAATAGAGGGGCAGATATCTTTACCCCTCTACTTTTTATTTTGATTACCGTATCCATCTTTGCTCAATTGTATACAACCGTTCAAAGACAATTACTTCACAAAAAGATAGATGAAAAAAAATGTAATCCACGTTATTTATTTTTCTCTGGTTTTTTAAATCCATTGAATAAGGACCCCATCACGACCACCCAATCTAATTTTCAAAAATGTGTAGCTAAAAATATCTACCAAGATGCCGAGTTATCCAGAGATATCAATAAAAATAGATTTCTTATTAAGAGAAATAAGATGAATTTGGAAGACACTCTATACGATGGAAAAAGCATTGTACGTGATATCAAAGGAAAATGGAGCCAAGCACTACAATCCAAACAAAACGACCTCAATAAAGTTTCGGATGAGAAAAATAAACTACTTGAACAACAGGGAAGTTTATACGACGAAGTCTCCAAGAAAACGACTCAATTGTTCAATGTGATTCAAGCGATTATTATTTATGTGGGCGGCATTATCCAACTTAAAGTGAGTGAATACAAGAAAGAATTGAAGATGGACACAGCGCATACTTCTTTTATGACTAGATACAATGCCAATTTTATAAAATACAACAAATCGTATGATTCTTTGCGCGACGAGGACTGGAGAACCGCGATTAATGTTGCTAGAGAAGCGATTGTAGAATACGAGAAGATGACAGAAGAAGTGGAAGCCTTTATGAAAAAGAATGCATACATTGTAAAAGAAATCACCGCCAACTGCTATCAGCTCAAATTCAATATGGATAATGATTCGTGTGGAACGGTCTTTCCGAATCTAAACCAAGAACTGATTGCACATTATCCGTATCTCAAAACAATGTTTTAATATACTATGTTGCTTTACCTTGTCGTCTTTCTTTTAGGATGTACTTTTTTTATCAAAGAAGCGTTTACTTGTGAAAACCAGTCTACGATAGATGCGTTAAAACAATACAACACAGACCCTTTTGAACATAGCACATTTACGCCCGAATGTTGTCCAGCCATGTATACCACGTCTAGCGGATGCTTGTGTTTAGACCCAACGACCCTTGGCATCTTGGCATCAAGGGGAGGGAATCGGATGCTAGACCCGCTGTGAACTATTTAGGATATTTAAATAGATAAATTCATAAATACATGAACCTAGTTCATAAATACATGAACCTAGATCATAAATACATGAACCTAGTTCATAAATACATGAACCTAGTTCATAAATACATAAATTCATAAATACATGGTCGAATAACTCGCCTTTTCCAGCGTAGGAAACCATTCGTCTATTTTGGTACACGTCATTACGTAAGGAAACGTAAAGCTCGTGTCCAGTATACGTTCCAGGTTCAATTTACTATAAATCGTGTCCAAACTTCGCTTGAGGTTCCGAACCCCGGATTCTTGTTCTGTTTTTTCAATGAGATATTCAATGACTTCCTCTTTCCATTGAATATCTTTCATACAATATTCTTTTTCTATCTCCACGATTAAATAGTCTCGGGCGATGATGGTTTTCTCGTGTTTGTCGTAACCCGGCACTTCTATCGTAAACATACGGTCCCGTAAAATGGGATTGACCAACGATTCGTCGTTGTAACTAAAGACAAACAAACACTTGCTCAAGTCAAAATCCAATTCGGAAAAATACTTGTCGTGAAATTGGGCATTTTGGGTCGTGTCAATGAGATGGGTTAAAATGCCGATGACTTCGCTTCCTTTTTCAGTGGGACTCACTTTGTCCAGTTCGTCAAAAAAAATCACCGGATTGCTTGCCTTGGATTGAATGAGAATGTCTACGATTTTCCCGTAGGTGCTTCCTTCGTACGTATACGAGTGACCTTCCAAAAATGAACCATCGGAAGCCCCGCCTAATGTGATGAAAGCAAAGGGGCGGTTCAGTATTTTACTAATTCCGTGCTTAATCAAGGTGGTTTTTCCGGTGCCCATCGGTCCTTTCAAGGCAATGGCGGTGCCCATAGAACCAGGATTGACTATCCATTTGCCAATCAGTTGTAGAAATTGTTGCTTTGCGTCTTTCATGCCATACGTACATTGGTCTAGAATAGTTTCACACTCTTTCATAAAGACATGACATTGATTGAACTTCACGGTTAGAGGAATGTCTTTCTGAAAAGGTATACGTAAAAAGGAATCTACCCACTGATGTAGTTTCCCGGTCTGTTCTTTTTCTAAAGCCAATATCTTTTTATAGGCAATCATTTTAAACTTCATAGGAATATCGGATTCTAGAAGCTGAAACATGAGAGGCACGAGGGAAGAGGTCATGGTATGTAAAAACGATAATTCTTTTAACAAAGAGGCTTGGTCTATCTTTGTTTTTTTGGCAAGATACTTAAGGTCTTCTTCCCGAGTACACTCCCCATAGGTCAGTTGTCTATATTTGAGGATAGACTCGTCCTCCTTACGTTTTGGCATATAATAAAGGTCAATAGAAAAATTGAATGAATTTAAAAAAATATGTATTATAATAAAGAGATGACTACCTATGCTAAAAAACCGTCTAAGATCATCGGCATTCAATTCAGTCTTCTCAGCCCAGAAGAGATTGAGCGAAACTCGGTGGCGGAAATTACCAACAAAGAAACCTACAATGGAATGAAACCCAAAATTGGTGGATTGTTTGACCCGCGAATGGGCGTTTTGGACCCAGGTATTGTATGTCCGACGGATGGCGAAAATTATATCAATTGTCCCGGCTATTTTGGACATATTAAATTGGCAAGACCCCTCTTTTACATTCAATACATTGAAGAAATTACAAAGATTTTGCGGTGTGTCTGTATCAAATGTAGTCGCCTCCTCATTGATAAGAAAGACAACGTGAATCTTTTGTCTTACAAAGCTCCAGATAGATGGCAGAATGTGTTTGCCCTGGCGAGCAAAGTCAAACGTTGTGGCGACTCTAGTTTGGATGGTTGCGAATGCTTACAGCCTACTAAGATTCGGAAAGAAGGATTTGCCACCATTATTGCGGATTGGAATACCGACACGCCGGAAGGAGAAGACAGTCAAGGACTTACCATGAAATTCACTCCAGAGGTCGTGCTTAAAATATTCAAAAAGATTACCGATGAAGATATTGATTTTATGGGATTCTCTAGCAAATGGTCTCGTCCAGAGTGGATGATTTGTAGAGTGTTTGCGGTACCTCCTCCCAGCATTCGGCCTTCGGTGAAACAAGACAGTCAGCAACGAAGCGAAGATGACTTGACCCATATTATCATCAACATTATCAAATACAATAACATTCTCAAAGAACAAATCGCCAAAAATTCACAGATGAAGCAGATTGACGATTGGACGACCGTGTTACAATATTACGTTGCAACCATCGTGGACAATAACATTTCAGGGACAGACCCGGTCAAGCAGCGCTCTGGACGTGCTTTGAAATCCATTTCAGAAAGACACAAGGGAAAAACAGGCCGAGTCCGCGGAAATCTCATGGGAAAGCGTGTGGATTTTAGCGCTCGTTCGGTCATTACCCCTGATCCAGAGCTCAGTATTACCGAACTGGGTGTACCCATGAAAATCGCAATGAACATTACCAAACCCGTGTATGTGAATGAGACCAACATTGGATTCCTCACTTATTTAGTGAAGAACGGACCCGATATTTACCCGGGAGCAAAGATTCTAGAGCTCGCGAATGGGGAGTCCATTTCCTTGCGATATTACGACCGAGAAAATGTCAAACTGAACGTGGGGGATACGGTACATAGGCATATGATGAACGGAGATTATGTACTCTTCAATCGTCAACCTACCCTCCACCGAATGTCCATGATGGCGCATATCGTTCACGTTTTATCCAAAGGGGACACCTTCCACATGAACGTGGCAGACACAAAGCCTTACAATGCCGACTTTGACGGAGATGAAATGAACATGCATATGCCACAGAACGACGAGGCGGAGATGGAACTCAAATATTTGGCGGCGATTCGCTACCAGATTATCAGCCCTGCCCTCAATAAAAGTATCATTGGCATTTTCCAAGATTCACTTCTCGGGAGTTACATCTTTACACGCGGAAACGTGATGATTCCGCGAAAACAAGCGATGAATCTCTTGGCAAAATGTGTTCGGTTTGAACCTAAGATGTTTTTAGAAGACAAGAAGGAATACAGCGCCTATGAGATTATTAGCTGTATTCTGCCTCCGATTACCTTGAAGTACAAGAGCGGACTCTTCAAGGAAGGACGAGACGACTACGCAACTTCTAACTATGTGGTAGAAATTCTCAATGGAAAAATGGTGAGGGGACAATTTGAGAAGGATTCCTTGTGCGGTGGTGGACGTGGACTCATTCAGCGTATCAACAATGATTTCACCGAGGAAGAATCCCAAGTCTTTATTGACAACATTCAGGCGGTAGTCACCGAATACATGAAAACAACAGGCTACAGCGTAGGGATGAGCGACCTTATTTCCAACGAAGAAACCAATACCAAGATTAACGAAGTGATTGCGAACCAGAAGCGAGAAGTCGCGGCACTTATCAACCAGGTCCACTTGGGTATTCTAGACAATAAATCCGGCCGAACTAACCAAGAATACTTTGAAAGTGAAGTCAATAACATTTTGAACAAGGCGAGCTCAGAGTCGGGTAAGATTGCGATTGACCGCCTGAACAAAGACAATCGGTTTGTCAACATTGTCAAGTCTGGGTCCAAAGGAAGCGTCTTGAACATTTCACAAATGATTTCATGCCTTGGACAACAAAACGTAGACAACAAGCGTATTCCCTACAGTTATCCAAACCGGACGCTTCCCCATTTCAAACAATTCAACGACTCTCCCGTCGCTCGTGGATTCGTAGAGAGTTCCTTCATTGGCGGACTTTCACCCGAAGAGCTCTTCTTCCATGCGATGGGTGGTCGTGTCGGTTTGATTGATACAGCTGTCAAAACCAGTCAGACGGGTTATATTCAGAGGCGACTCATTAAAGGTATGGAAGATGTGATGATTTGTTACGATAGAACGGTGAGGAACAACAAACAAAAGATTATTCAGTTCAGCTATGGAGGAACCAATTTTGATACCATCCGTATTGAAACCAGCAAATTTGAGCTGATTCATAAATCGCGCACCGATATTTATGACATGTTTCGGTACGGGTACGAGGGCAAAGAACTGACCGCGATGAAACTGGTCTTTACGAAACCCTGCTTTGGTCGGTACAAAGACCAGATACCTGAACTGAAAGAGCGAGTCAAGAAGGAAATTCACACCTTTGTGGACCGTCGCAATACCTTTATCCGTACCGTGTCCGAGAGTGAAGGCTTGTACGAAACGGTCTATTTGCCCATATCCTTTCCTCAGCTGATTCAGAATGTCAAACACCAGTTCTTTCACCAGTCCAATCAAACGGATTTGACACCGATGGAAGCGTATCAGCTCATGGATACTTACTACAAGAATCTGAAAACGGTATTCAATCCTTGTTTTATGTTTGAGATTGTCTATTATTATTATCTCAATCCTGCAGTCATTCTGGTCCAACACCGATTTACACGGGACAGTTTGATATTCATGTTGGAGAAAATTCTCTATATGTACAAACGTGCCTTGGTGAATCCAGGAGAGATGGTTGGGCTTATTTCGGCACAATCCATCGGCGAACCTACCACGCAGATGAATTTGAATACCTTCCACTTTGCAGGTATTTCCACCAAGTCAAACGTGACTCGTGGAGTACCTCGCATGGAAGAAATTCTAGCGTTGACCCGAAACATGAAAAATCCATCCATGACGATTTACCTGAAACAAGAAGACGAATCCAATCGCGACAAAGCGTTTGATATGATTTCTCGTATTGAAAATACCAAGTTCAAGAATTTTGTAGAAAAATGCGAGATTTATTATGACCCGGATGATTTGGAGACGCTCATCCAACTAGACCGAGACCTGATGAGTCGCTACAAAGAATTTAACTCCATCCTGGAGGATTGCTTTGTTCAAGAGGAGGAAACTACGGCCAATCGCTGGATTATTCGGCTTGCTCTAGACAAATCCAAACTCATTGATGCAAACATTACGTTAGATGAGATTCACTTTACGCTGAAGAGTATCTACGAGAATAACATTCAGTGTTTCTACACGGATATGGAAGAAGATGAAGTGGTCTTCCGAATTCGCTTGTGGAATATCATAAAATCCAAGAAGACTCCCACTAGTTTGGATGAAGAAGACAACATTTACATGGCCAAGAGCTTCCTTCATAATTTGCTCAACAATATCGTATTGCGAGGTATTCCAGGGATAGACAAGGTAAATCTTCTACAAATTCAAAATTACATGGTGTATAACGAGAAAACCGGTGATTTTGACAAACGCGAAATTTATTCGCTAGATACATTGGGTACAAACCTCATGCAGGTACTCGCGTTGGATTATATTGATACGGAACGAACTTACAGTAACAATATCATGGAGACCTTGGATGTCTTAGGCATTGAGGCTGCTCGCAAATGCCTCTTCAATGAGATGCTTGAAGTCTTGTGTTTTGATGGCGGATACGTGAACCATCACCACATCTCGCTTCTATGTGACCGAATGACTTCTACTCAAGACATGATTTCCATCTTCCGTCATGGTATTAACAACGACGACATTGGTCCTATTGCGAAGGCATCCTTTGAGGAAACGACGGAAATGTTTCTCAAGGCAGCGCGACATGGAGAGTTGGATGAAATGCGAGGTGTATCGGCGAACATCATGTGTGGTCAACATGGCTTTTTCGGAACTGCATCCTTTTCGGTATATCTGAATATGATTGAACTAGAGAAACTCTCACAGGAAAGCAGTTATAAGAAAAAAGAGGAAGAAGTGTTTGACTTGTTGATACAGGACAAGGATGATGCTTGTGCTCTACCTCATCTAAAAATCCAGCACAATTTGGGACTTCATCCAGTCATTCCGAAGAAGGACAACGATTTTGATATTGAGTTTTAATTGAATAAAATTATTGAATAGATTATAATATTGAATACTAATATACGATGTGCTATAGTCCAATGTCTAGCTTTGGTACATTTTTATTTGTTTTTTGTATTTGTATTTTTCTTTGGATAAGAGGAAATAAATTACGGAAGGCAATATCTATTATTTTATTTACCATATCGCTTATGCAATTATTAGAAGGATTTATATGGTTAAACATAAAATGTAACCATATAAATAAAATACTATCATTATTTATACCCATCATATTATATTTTCAGCCACTTATAATACTTGGAACAGTGTATTATTTTAAAGTAGGATTATTATCCAATATTATTTATAAGAACTTGTTGTTGATATGGGTATTCTTTCTCCCCTTTTTTATATACTGGATAAAAGATATCATTGGAAAATGTACAACAATTGGTAAAAATGGACATCTTGTATGGCCAAAACCACCAAACTCCATAACAACTACAATCATGGGTTTAATGTATTCTGTATTTATTGTGATAGGATTTATTACATTAAATACACCATGGTATGGAATTTTTTATTTTATTATTTCGGCAATCTCCTACTGTATAAGTAAAGATAAATATGGAAGTTCATGGAGTTCAATGTGGTGTCATTTTGTAAATATTCTAGCGGCAGGGGCTTTGTTTATTTAATATTTACTCAAATAAGTCTTTACTTGCGATGGGTCGTTCAGATAAACGATGTCTCGCTCTGCTTGGTAAAGGGCTTCCATATCCTCTTTTTCTATTCTGAAATCTTTGTTGTAAATGAAAAACATAAACACGTCCTTCTTTTTCATCTTGATGTAATAATGAAAGGTGTCTTCGGTCTGATAAGTCAATAACTTAATCTTCTTTTTTGCTTGAATAAAGATAACCACGGGTAGTTTGTATTCAATCATCAAGACGATAAGGTCCAATTGCGTAAAAGGATAGGTTTCCATCTGAATATCCTCCCATTTTTTGAACCGTTTTTTTTCTTTTTTGAATTTCTTTAGTAAAACATCTATGGTGGATGAAAGATTTTTATATCCGGTAATTAACATGTCTTTTAAATCACGTATCGTAATCGTTGCATATTCTTCTTTATACGTTTTTAAAATCTGAAGGGCCATCATAAAATTACAAGTAATATCAGGTATAGCGGTATTGTAGGTGTTTCCTTTCATGATACGGAAACCAATCGTTCTTGTGGGGAAGTAATCTTTCCATTTTGAATTCTTTTTAAAGTAAAATGTTTTGATACAAGGTAATATATCCGCTTCTATTCTTTTGAATTTATTTAATTTTTTAGGTTGAACTGCTTGTAAATGTTCTTGTGCTTCCAACAAGACATCTTCGTTTGCTGGCGAACGATTTCTTCTGTACAATGCCTTTGCCTTTTCCACTAAGGCTTTTGCTTTTTCTGGAGAGGGGGTGGGTGACCTTTTGTTTTCAGAGATTCTTCTTTGGACCGATTCTGCCGATTCATATTCCTGGGGTACGTTAGATTCTATAGAATTTTTATTTCGGGCATAGACTGGGACAGTTTCTGCTTCCGAGTTGTATGAATTGGGCCGACCCGGTTCAGGTTCTAGGACTTCATTTTCTGATTGCTCCGCTTCTGCTTCAGATTGTTCTGCTTCAGCTTCTGATTGCTCTGCTTCCGCTGCTGATTGTTCTGCTTCAGATTGCTCTGCTTCTGCTTCTTCTTCTTCTGCTTCAGATTGCTCCGCTTCAGATTCTTCCGCTTCTGATTGCTCTGCTTCTGTTTCTTCCGCTTCTGATTGCTCTGTTTCTTCCGCTTCTGTTTCTTCCGCTTCTGATTGTTCTGCTTCTGCTTCAGATTGTTCCGCTTCAGCTTCTGATTGCTCTTCTTCTTCTACTTCAGATTCTTCTGCTTCTGATTGTTCAGCTTCCGCTTCAGATTCTTCTTCTTCAGATTGCGGTTGATATTCAAGGTCTAGCTGGGATACATTTTCTTCTTGAGATTTTTCTGAATTAGATGAAAGACCCAGACTTTCTAAATTTTCTGGTAAGTATCTTTTTTGTTCATATGCAGGTTTATTGAGTGATTTTTTTGTGGATTCCTCCGAATCCTCATCTTCATCCTCTTGTGGGTCCTCTGGACGCTCATTCGGAGCATCTCCGTCACCATCCGAATCAGACTCAGATTCTGAACCAGAGTCATCAGAATTATCGGACTCATCGGACAGTTCAAAGTCATCTCCTGTTGGAAAAGGTATTTTTTCACTCTCTTCTTCAGGCTCAAGACTGTTTGCATATTCCATAATTTTACTCGGAGAAACATCTTCTATTAAAGGGTGAACCGCGGATACAATCGTTTTTACAGGTTCTTGTTCCAGGTAACTATTCAGTTCAGATTCTAACAAGAGAATTTCATGGTCTGACAATGTATAACGGTCTGTATAATAAAGAGTACTATGTATTTCTTCAAATAGGATACGCTGAATATGTACATTCATCATAAGGTCATCTATAAACCGATTTTTATAAGATTCTTCGTTGTCTGTACGATTGAATAAATTTACCTTTGGAATCAAAAGCTTTTCTTTGTGTTCTAAAGTTCCGCAATAAGGCTCGTTACTATTTTTACACAGGTTGATGGTATCCAAGGATGAGACATCAATGTCGTATTTATCTACGAATAAAAATTTAGAGTCCAGTATAGGTTGAAACAACTTTTCTAACAAAGGTTGGTCTTTGGCTGAAATAGCCTTTTCTATTTTTTTACGAACATTGATGTATTTACTATCGTTTAATTCTACTTTCAACGTATTGAAGAAAGCATTGTAAAACATTTGTTCTACTTTTAAATGTTGAATGACTCGTTCTTTTTGTTGGATGTCTCCGCGCTGAATGGCTTCATCTACGCGTAAATGATTTTTTTCTTCAAAGGTAACCAGCTCATCTTTCATCTTATTCTCTTCGGGCTCTTTGAGTGGGACAAATTGATTGGTCTCTGTTAAAATACCCACGACCATCTGATTTTCCAAGACACGTATTTTTGGTTTACACGGTATCTTATGACCAGAGTCTTCTTCTAACTTCTTCAAGGCAGAAACGGTAAACCGATAATCATGCCATAAACTATCATCCAATAATTCGTACTCACCGCTAACAGCACTCGGGAGACAAGGTACAAAAAAAGACGGTGATGTCTTGGAATTAGAAACCATGACACCGAAGATTCGTCCGTCTATGTTCATAATCTCTTTATCCACGGTATACTTTATTTTTTTTAATTCGTCTAAGAGTTCATGTAAGTAGAGATTTTCTTTGAATCTATAACTTTTATGAATCGTGGTTTCTTTACACGTTCCAATGTTTTCGTGAATTTTTTTCAGAATATCATGGACCGAGGGTATTTTTTCTCTCAAATCAAACGTAGTAATCGTCCTGTTTTTCTCATCAGTCATTTTTTTATAAATAAAGAGAGGCTCAAACAGATTCCCTTTCTGATATATCATAATACTTGGTTTGTTTTCATCAAACATGTAAATTGCATGGGATGTCGTCGGACATACAATGGTCATGTTATTGGTAGAATCTTCTAATCCTTCTTTCAGAATCACCATGTTCACCTTTTCTCCAAACAAGAGTTGCGTAGCAATGTCCCACAAATAGGTATAATCAATATAATCATCACTGGATAAGTATTTACAAAAGTTTTCGTATCCATTCACCATACGCTTAAAGGTGGGGGTATCTCCCATGGTTTGAAAGAGCTTTGTTTTTCGGTAAGCTGAAATGTCTTCCGCCTCTTCTTTTGAAAAGGTATGGACTATTCCACCGTTGTGTAAGGTCTGAATTGTATCTAGGGTTACTTTCTCATAAAGTACTTCCAAGAATGACTCCAACGGCATATTCTTTTTGAAATACAAAAAAGAGAGGGATGCCAAAAAAGGCTGGCGTTCACTGACTCCTTGACGCAAAAGGCATGGATAGTTTACTTTTAATTTCTTCTTCTGTAGTTGACTGTAACAATCTGTAAAAGTAACATTGAAAAAGAGTTCCAAAATAATAGGTAAATGTCCCATTCTATTTTCGGGCAACGGGAATTTAATACCGTCCAGAATATACTCGGAATCCTTTTCCTTCACTTCTGGTTTTCGTTGATAATATTGTAAAGCTTCTTGAATACGCTTATCTAGTGCATCGGGCTTATCTTTTTTCGGTTTGGAAATAAAACAACAAGGCATATAATGCCCACTAGGGCTTTTCTTTGTCAAAAATCCAACCCGCGTTTGATACAAGGGCTTGTCTCCAGGCTTGGCCAATTCTAATATATATCTGGATTGAATATTCTTTTGTTTTTCTGAATCAGTTGCATTACGCGAGATGAGTTTATCGGGGTCTACTTTATCCGGACTTACGGGAACATTATTTTTTAAATCCCAATAACGTGGACAAATATAATAATAGGGTTTTTTTTCACCGATTCCATACTCTACCACACTGTCATAGGACCCTGGGGCAATTTCATCAATCCTATCCTTTTCTTCTTTGCTCAAAATAACAGGTTGTCTTTTTTCAGACCATGGACACATACGACTGTATTGATTGTGAACATTGTCTGTTTTTGTAAAGAGTTCAGGTTCTCTATCTTGTAATCTTTTCAACAATGGATTCACAGGGCTGAATTTTATTTTAATCAACTCCTCGTCTTCGTCCAATTTTACATAATACTTTCCGTTGTATCGTGCTTTCAATTCATTATGAATGTCATAGATAAACATTTCGTCTTTGTCGTCTTGTTTATGATTCCATCCATAAGAGACACTGGCATACACTTTTCTTACAAATTGAATAGTAGGATGTTGAGGCCATTCTTTTTTGGCACGTATATAGGTAACTCCTGAATAGGAATTTCCAGGTTTATCAAAATATTCTATCGGTATCATCTTTGCCCCATTCATAAGAGTTTCTAGTTCAGCTTCATTCATTTCTACAATGTACCCTTTACAGGTTTCCTTTTCTTTTTTCACAAGAGTACATTCATTTCCTTGAAATGCGCGAAAATAATCATGGATGATACCTTCTAGGAAGGGAGTCTTTTTATTGAATCTTTCTATTAGAGAAGAAGGGTCATTTTCATCATAAATAAATACTTCGTATATCTTTTCTTCTGCCTGCGTCCCACCTCTACTTGGCTGAGACAAGTCAGAATTAGATGGATTGGTCAAGGAAGATAAGTCCGAATTATTTGAGCGAGCAAAAGAGGGTACCGATGACATATCGGACACAGCCGATGGAACAAATGATTTCTTTAGTTTTAACCTTGGAGATTGTTCAGAAGGCTCAGACAAAGCCGAACTTTTGTTTGACGGCTCAGACAAAGCCGAACTTTTGTTGGACGGCTCGGACAAAGCCGAACTTTTGTTGGAAGGCTCGGACAAAGCCGAACTTTTGTTGGAAGGCTCGGACAAAGCCGAACTTTTGTTTGACGGCTCGGACAAAGCCGAACTTTTGTTTGACGGCTCGGACAAAGCTGATTCTTTATTGGATGGCTCAGACAAAGCCGAACTTTTGTTGGAAGGCTCGGACAAAGCCGAACTTTTGTTGGAAGGCTCGGACAAAGCCGAACCTTTCTCAGAAGGCTCAGATAAAGCCACAGAACCTTGAGAGGGCTCGGACAAAGCAACAGAACCTTGAGAGGGCTCAGTCAAAGCAACAGAACCTTGAGAGGGCTCAGTCAAAGCAACAGAACCTTGAGAGGGCTCAGTCAAAGCAACAGAA